ACTTGGCCCGCTGGTCGGGTCAGTTCTACGACCTTGTGCGCGGCCTCGCTGAGGATGGCTCGAACACGCCCGGCGTGTACCACCGTCCGCAACCTGTCCTTGACGTTCCTGCGGCGACTGCGGTGACCAAGCCTCTTGGTGACGGGTGGGTGTGGGACCGCCGCCACTCACCTACTGACATTGCCCCGCTGGTTGCCGCGACCGGCGCCGTGGGGTTACTGACCAAGCCCGTCGAGGGTCCGAAGCGATCCAAGTACGAGGACTCTGACCTCGTCGTTCTCTGAGACCCCTGAAGGGCGGTGGCTTGATGCGTCGTGACCGTGACCGCCTTGTGCGTCAGTCCCTCCGTGAGCGGTTCGTCGTCACCATGACGTCGGGCGAGACGTTCGATGGCCTCTTGTTTGAGGTCGACGACAAGACGGTTCACCTCGTCGACGCGCACGCTCTCGACGGTGCGACCCGTGTCGTGGTGGATGGTGCGTTGTTCCTGCCCCGCGACCGCGTCGCGTACATGCAGCGGCCGGAGGTCAAGGCATGATCGTGTCTGGTGGCGAGGCTGTGGGCTTTGCGCCGCAGGCCCTCGGTGAGACCACGCCGAGCATGTCGAACGGGTATTTCTACGCTCAGTCGGGGCTGTCCCTGTCAGGGAAGTTCGCGACCTATGCGGCGTTGTACCGGGCGCAGCCGTCGATCGCGACCCTCGTGGACAAGATTTCAAACGCGGCGGCTCGTCTGACGTTGAAGGTTTGGGACAACACCCCGGCGACGGGCAAGGTCCAGGACGTCGACTCTGACTTTGCGCGTCTCATCGCCACGCCGAGCCAGTCCATGTCGCCGTTCAACTTCTGGCGCTGGACGGTATCCACGTATGAGGTGTACGGCGAGGCGTTCTGGTACAAGCAGCGCGCCGGCCGTGACTCGTTCGGGCGTCCCGTCGGCCCGGTCATCAGCCTCCTGCCGATGCACCCGTCGAAGGTTGCCATCGAGCGCGACGAGGACGGTGCGGTCACCTACGTATTCACCCTCGGCGTCGCGTCTACGGGCATTCTGCGGGCCCCCGCCGCTGACGTCGTCCCATTCCTGCGCTACAACCCTGACAGTCTCATGCGCGGCATGTCCCGCTTGGAGCCGTTGCGGTCCACGCTACTCAACGAGGACGCAGCCCGTCGCGCGACCGCCTCATGGTGGCAGCGGGGAGCCCGCCCATCGGTGGCCCTGAAGCACCCCGGCGAACTGTCTGAGGGGGCGCAGCGTCGCCTCCTGGCGAACTGGGAGTCCCGCCACGCTGGCGCGGATCTCATGGGCGGCACGGCCATCCTCGAGGAGGGCATGGAGGCTCAGGTTATCCAGCTCTCCGCCGAGGAGATGCAATACGTCGAATCTCGGAAGCTGAACCTGCAAGAGGCGTGCATGGTCTACGACGTGCCGCCGCCCGTGGTCCACATCCTTGACCACGCCACCTTCTCGAACATCACCGAGCAGATGCGGTCGATGTACCGGGACACGATGGCGCCGCGGCTCGAGGACATCGAGTCTGTCATCGACTTCTACCTGCGGCCGGAGTTCTTCCCCGACAGGTCGCACGCAGTCGCCTTCGCGCTGGACGAGGTGCTGCGCGGCGACTTCGAGACCAGGGCGACTGCGGTTGGTGCGCTCATTGAGAAGGGCGTGTTCAAGCCTTCGGAGGCTCGTCCCCTGTTCGACCTGCCACAAGCGGGTCCCGAGGCGGACATCTTGTATGGCAACGCCGCCCTTGTGCCCCTCGGTTCGTCCGTACACGGGCAGGAAGAGGTGAACCCGGCTGGCGAGCTTGTGTCATCTCCGATGCCGATGGGTGCGCCAAAACCCCCGGCACCCGCACCGGCCAAGGGCGCACCGTCCGCGCTGTTCCGCAGCGTGACGGGCATGGCTGGGCGCGTGAAGGCCGCTGGCGGGGACGTGAAGGCTGCCCTGGTCGAGGAGCACCGCAAGGCGCTGGTCGATCTGTTCGACGCGCAGCGTGCGGACGCGAAGGCGGATACGAAGGCGCTCGGCTCCGGTTGGGATGACGACCTTGCGTCGTTGCTGTCCGACTTGGGCACCGCAACGGCGAAGGCCATCGGCTCGACTGTGGCTAAGTCGCTCGGCGGTTCCTATGACGTGGGTGAGGTGGCGGACTGGATTCACGAGAACGCGATCACGTCGGCGAAGGCCATCAACGCCACCACCATCGAGGCGCTGTCCGCGGCGCTCGACGAGGCCGACGACGGTGCCGACCCGGCCGAGGTTGTCGACGGCGTGTTCGACGGCAACGTGGCCGGTCGCATCGGCGCCATTGCGGCGTCGCGCGTGGCGATGGTCGGCGGTCTCGCGTCGCTGAACTCAGCGGGGCAGAACGGCGCAGCCACCAAGACGTGGATCGCCGGTCGCAACGCCCGCCAGTCGCACGCGCAGATGAACGGCGAGACGGTCCCGATCGACGAGACCTTCTCCAACGGCATGAACGCACCGGGCGACCCGTCCGGTGGCGCCGACGAGGTCGCCGGCTGCAACTGCGACATCCAGTTCGACTTCTGAGAGGCATCCCTATGGAGATCATCCGCAAGGACGCGACGATCACGAACACGGACGACGCTGGCCCCGGCGCGTTCGAGGTGATCCTGTCCGCACCGACCAAGGACCGCGACGGCGACACGTTGCTTCCCGACGAGTGGAAGATGCCGCTGCCTGACCACATCACATTTGACATCGACCACGGCATGTCGGTCGCGTCGACAGTCGGCTCGGGCGTGCCTCGTATCGATGAGAAGACCGGCAACCTCATCGTCTCCGGCACCTACTCGTCTCTTCCTCGCGCGCAGGAGGTGCGGACCCTCGTCAATGAGGGCCACATCAAGACCACTTCGGTCGCGTTCATGACGGAGAAGACGCAGAAGGACGGCAAGTCGGTTGCCGTGCGCGAGCTCCTAAACGGCGCGTTCGTTGCGGTCCCGTCGAACCGTGAAGCCGTCGTGCTCGCATCCAAGGGCTTCAAGGCGGGCGCACGCAACAGCGCCGCCGACCTAGCCGCCATCCAAGGCATTCACGACCATGCCGCCTCGCTCGGCGCCGACTGCTCCGCCGCGAAGGCCACTAGTCGTGGCGTGGAGTTCAAGTCCGTCGAGGGCAGCCTCGAGGCGCAGCAGGACCGCGTGCGCGACGCGCTCGAGGACGCCTACCCCGACTTCTACGTGTGGCTCCGCGCCACCCTTCCCGACTCTGTCGTGTTCGAGCTGACGGCGGTTGACTCGCCCGACTCGGACACGTTCCAGCAGTCCTACACAGACGACGGGAGTGTCGTCACCCTCACGGGTGAGAAGGCTCCTGTGGACTTGGCAGAAGTTGTCAGGTCCGACCCCGACGAGGACGCAGCGGCCCAACCCGCAGTCGACTCGGCCGCCGCGCCCGCGAAAGCCGCCGCGCCCGCTGAGACAACTGCCGCCGAAGCCGACGCACTGACTCTTCGGGTCCGCAGCCTGTCCGCATTCGCGGCTGGCTTCACCTCCGGCGACTGAGAGTCGCAGAAAGGAGCGGACCCTATGTCCGCAGTGCTCGAGGCCAAGACCGCGATGCGGCAGCTGGCCACCAAGGCTCAGGAGGTCGTCACCGACGCCTCTATGACCCAGGCGGAGAAGCAGACGAGGCTCGACCAGATCGAGGCCGACATCAAGAGCTACGCCACCACCATCAACCAGCACGAGCAGGCTGCCCGCCTCGCCGTTGGTGGTGAGGCTGCTCCCGAGGAGAAGTCCACCTCTGACGAGCGCGTCGAGTACCGCGGCTTCGGCTCGGAGGTCGTCAACAGCGACGGCTACAAGTCGATGCTCAACGGCCAGTCGAAGGGCGTCACGGTCGACGTCAAGGCTGCCGCCACCATCGACGAGGGTGTCATCCCCGCATTCAACGGTGGTTCCGGCATTGGCGGCCAGCTCGTCGCCCCGCAGCTTCTGCCGGGGATCGTCGGGCTGAAGTTCCAGCCCCTCACCGTGGCGGACCTGTTCTCGTCTGGTACCACGAACTCGTCCTCGATCTCCTACGTGATCGAGTCGGCGTTCCAGGACCTGACCGCGACCGTGGCCGAGAAGGGCGCCAAGCCCCAGCTCGACCTGACCCTCGCGCGTCGGCAGGACAACGTCACGAAGATCGCGAACGTTGCCAAGGTGACGGACGAGATGTTCCAGGACGCCCCGGCGTTCGAGTCGTACCTGTCCAACCGCATGGTCTTCGGCGTCAAGCGCGTCGAGGAGGCCCAGCTGCTCAACGGCAACGGCACCTCCCCGAACCTGCAGGGTGTGCTGAACCGCACGGGCCTCGCCCCGGCTGTCACCACTGCTGCCGGCCTGACCGCGCTGAAGGCGATGGAGGGCATCTACAACCAGATCACCGCCCTCCGTGCGACGTCGTTCGTGGAGCCCGACGCCATCGTGATCCACCCGACCGACTGGCAGACCATCCGACTGGGCAAGGACGCCCAGAACCAGTACTACGGCGGCGGCCCCTTCACGGGCGCCTACGGCAACGCCGCCCCGTCGAACCTGCAGCAGCTGTGGGGTCTTCGCACGGTCGTCACCACGGCCATCGCTCAGGGCACCGTCCTCGTCGGCGGCTTCCAGGAGTGCGGCCAGGTGTTCCGCAACTCGGGCATCCGCCTCGAGATGACGAACAGCAACGTGGACGACTTCGTGAACAACCTCATCACCCTGCGTGCTGAGGAGCGTCTGGCTCTGGCGGTTTACCGTCCGGCCGGCTTCGGCAAGGTCGTCCTGACGGCCTGACGTGTTCGGTGGAGCCCCGGCTTCGGTCGGGGCTCCTGCCGTGCCCGCCAGCCGACAGCAAGGGAGTCACCATGTCCACCCATTACGTCGAAGACCACCCTGACCGCAAGGTCGAGGACTCCGTGCCCGCCGCGCCCGTTGAGGGTCTGGACCGCGAGCCCGAAGGCAACAAGCCGCAGGTGCAGGCCAAGGTCGTCACGGCACCGGAGAAGGCCCCCGCCAAGACGGCTGCGGCCAAGGTCACCACCAAGTAGAAGGGCTGTCCCCATGCCCATAGTCGTGCCGTTCGATCCCGTGACGGCTGGCCCGGTCGTCACGCCGGCCGACCTTGCGCTCTACCAGTCGGGCGACGTTCAGACCCTTCTGGATCAGGCTACGGCACTGGTGCGCTCCTATTGTGGGTGGCACGTCGCGCCGTCCATCACCGAGACCGTGAGCGTTGCCGGTTCGGGCGTTGGGTCCATCGCCCTGCCTAGTCTGTGGGTCACGGACGTGTCCGCAGTGGTGGAGGACGGAACCTCGCTGCTGAGCACGGACTTCGTCTGGGACCCGGCTGGGATCGTCGGCCGGCTCGGTGTCCCGTGGACCACGCCGGACAAGGTCGTCACCGTAACCTTCACGCACGGTCATGCGCGGGCGGAGGACTTCGAGGCCGTCGTCATGGCTATAGCGGCGAGGGCTGAAGCATCGCCTGATGGTGTGGTGCGCAGGCAGGTTGGGCTCGTGTCCGAGACGTATTCGCAGACTTCGAGCAACGTGGCTGGCGGTGTCTCGCTGCTGCCGCACGAGAAGGACGCGCTGCGGGCGTACCGGCTGCCCAGGACGATCTGATGCGCCTCGGCGTGCAGACCGTCGTGCGCAAGCGCGCCAGCGTTGGTCCTGAAGACGAGTACGGCAACCCGACTGCCGGCACCGTTTCCAGCCTGGACATCCACGGGTGCTCAGTGCAACCGGGCGGCGGGTCGGAACTGGACGACCGCCGCGAGTCGACCACCACGCTTTACTCCGTTTGGGCTCCGGCAGAGGCGGATGTGGTTGAGACCGACATCATCACCCACGAAGGCGTCGACTATGCCGTGGATGGTGCTATCGAGCGGTGGAACGCTAACCCGCGTATGGCCTACAAGATGATCCGGCTGAAGGCGGTGTCTGGCTGATGGGCTCCATTCGTATTGAGCTCGACCGCGCCGGGATCCGCGCAGTCGCCCTGACTTCCGCCGAGGTCCGCGCCGCGGTGAAGGCGAAGGCCGAGGCCATCGCCAACCGTGCCCGTGGCGCAACCGATGACCGCATCGTCGTCAACGAGGCTGGTCGCTCCCGTGCTCGCGCCTACGTGGTGCGACTGGACGGCGGCTCCGCAGCGGAGGCTCACGACCGCGCCTTGGGTCGCAGCATCGGCGGTGCGTGATGCCAGCCGTTGTCCCGGCCGACGCCGAGCGGGTTGTCACTGACGCGGTGAAGGCGGTCATCGACTCTGGT